ATTACGAAACACTTGGTTCTACGGCAGAGGAGGTACACAAAAACTCACCAAAGTACAGTTACCAGACTTCTTAAATGCACTTGGTTTCCAAGTAGAGAACTAATTAAATAATATGAACCACGAAGAAACAAAGACATTTATCGGGGGATTATTAAACAATAAAAATATATGAGCAGACCAGAACATTTAAATTGTGTAAATTCAGCAGAGGGCATTCGTAGTATAAATGAATCCCAAGCGTACTATGACGAAGACCCAGAAAGATACGAACGTGAAGAAAGACAACAGCAAGAAAGAGAGCAAGAAGAAAAACAACGAGAGTACGAAGAACAAGAGCAATGGAGATTATTAGGTAATTAAGGAAATATGCAACTTATAACTAAAAAAATAGTAGTTAAAAAAACAAAACATTCACCAAGAATAGAAAAAGAAACAGCACTAGCATACGAACAAAACGAAATAGTAATTTGTTCAGCAGTTAAAACCTTGAATGGTGAAATAATACGAGGACATAGACATCATAACGCTATGGCAACTATGAGAGATATTCCAAGATTTAAGAATGAGTCACCTCCATACGGAGATAGACAAGGGTTTGTAACATCTTTGAACAGATATGTTACACGAAGTGAAGCTTGTAAAATCCAAAAGAAGGCAGGGATTGAATCAATCATGCCTTATGGTGAAAAATTTCTTGGAGGAGAACTATACAGCGAAGACCTTTACTAGCCAGTAATTAGTTAAACAACATGGCCCAAGAAATAATAAAATGTACAGCATACGAACAAGGTAGAAACTTAAAAGGCTCGTCGTTTCGTTTAGGTTATGAGGCAGGGAGAAGTGAGGCGGTAGCAAAAGAAAGAAAGAGAGTGTGGGGGATAATAAGTGCTGAAAACTACAAACTAGAAGAATGGTATTCAAGCTCGGAAAGACCTGACACATTAACTCACTTTGAAGCAAACCAAAGAAATATGAAAACCAGGAATAAGATACAAGACCTACTCTCCTCCCTAGGCAAACCATTTATAGATAAAGAATAAAAACCATGAAATACTTAATTTGGAGCAATGAGCATGAGGGATGGTGGCGACCAAACCATCACGGGTATACTGTGTACAAAGAAATTGCAGGAGTATATGAAGAAAAAGAAGCTTTTGATATAGTCGAAAAAGCAAACAAGTACATCAACTGGGGGCATTATCCCGATGAAATTACACCTACTCCAAATGAATCGCTTGTGCCAGTTATTGAAAATCTAATCCAAGAGAAACCATGAGCATTAAAGATACAAAGGACTTCATAGAAAAAGCGATTGAGGGAGGGTATAAAACATGCTGTCTACCTAGCCAGATACCAGAGGTAACAGATTGTGGAATTTATTGTAACGGGGGTTGGGTTGCGGTAGAAAACTTGTTACTAAGCCCAGAAATCTGGCAAGCAGTAGGGAGGGTAGAGGGGTGGGAGGGTACAACATATGATGGAAGCTATACTAAAGAAGATGGTGAATTTATAGCAATCAAATCAGATGTATGGCATGTAAAAATGAACGGCCTAACACCTGCCCTAATAGAGGGGAAGACAATAGATGAGTACCTAAAGACATTGTAGACACTTAACAAATAATAAATAAATATATATGAAAAATGATATAATCAAAAAATACGCACACGATTTTAGAGGAATGAAAATGACGGAGGAAGAACTGCTTGAAATGCTGACTAATTTATCAGAAGAATTATATGAAAAAACAAAATCAGGAATGTACGGGGAAATGCCGAAGGTTAGTATCGGAAAGTTTTCCATATGTCAAAAAAGCGACAAGGAAGGAGAAACTGGTATATGGGTTGAGGAAGGAGAAGAAGATGCAGGGGGATTTAGTGGAGATATAGTAAACAAAGAATTAGAGGGACTTATCCAAGTTTGGTTTAACAAATACTTTTAAAAGACTAATTACTAAGATAACTAAATAACATGAATAAAATAACACAATACCAAGCACTACAAATCCTAGTAGATACAGCCGAGCAAGCAGTACAACGTGGAGGATTTAAACTAGCAGAAGCAAAGATAATAGCAGAGGCCGTAGAAGTGGTCACTAAGAAACCAGAGCCAGTAGTAGAGCCAGTAGAGGAATCAGTAGAGGCACCAGTAATAGAGACAAAGAAGACAAAAAAGAAGAAATAGCCTATGGCAAAACACCATGAAAAACCAAAAATATGTGATAAGTGCAAGCTCGTGTTTATGGCAAAAACGGATGTATATGTAGATATATCAGGACACAGGCACATTTTTTGCAAAACAAAGTATGAATTTGAATAAACTATGTTATAATATAAAGGAATTATTAATAAGATAAATAAAAAACATGATAGAGCTAGGAATAGGAATAATTATAGGATTGCTAATCAATCCAGCAAAGAAAACAACATTCGAAAGTGATACATACCGGGAAATGAAAGCAAAACACTACAAAAAAGAAGGGCTAGTGATCCCAGCAGTTTCACAAAAGGAAAAAGTTAGTAATTTAATCAAAGAGATAACTAAATGATAAAACCACTAGGAAACAAGGTATATATAAAGATGGAATACATCAAAAAGACAGCAGATGGATTCGCAGTAGAAGAAAGTAAGTACATAAGGGAATCAGCAGAGGTACTTGGAGTGGGACCAGACGTAAAGGTATGTAAAAAGGGAGACAGAGTTTTATTCAAAAGCTGGGCAATAGACTCATGCGACCTTGGAGAAAAAGATACATTCAATTTTATTCAAGATAGTGACGTACTAGGAACATATGAGGTGTAAAGAATACCACAAGTATGATTTCTCACTGATAGACTCAAACGAAGTTTTTATAGAAGTATGTAGTAGATGTAAACACAAGAACATCACCCGGAAAGGAAACGAAGGGAGAATAGACAACAAGAAGTTTTTACAAGAACATAAGCTAGAGTTCGCTCAAAAAGGTAAAATTTATGACAAAGAATATAATCGAAACACAAGATAACGCACGAAAGCCACTGATCGCAGGCGTAAGAAAACTTGCAGATGCAGTGAAAGTAACAATTGGAGCAAAAGGACACAACGTAGTCTTACAACGAAAAGGACAAGACCCATACGTTACGAATGACGGTATCTCAATTGTAGAGAACATCTTCCTAGACGACCCAATCGAGAACGCAGGAGCGCTCATGGTTAAGGAAGTAGCCCGAAGAACAAACGAGAAAGCAGGAGATGGTACAACAACCTCAATCATCCTAGCAAGCGCAATCCTGGACCGAGCAGAGGAAACAGGCGTAACAGGGATGCAACTAGCAAAAGAGATCCAAGAAGCCTCAGAGAAGGTAATAAAGAGCCTGGAAGACTCAGCAGAAAAAGTAACAGATAAAACACTTATAGATATTGCAACAATATCATCGGAATCAAGAGAAGATGGTAAGAAGGTAGCAGAGATGGTAGGTATAATTGGAGCAGAAGCATTTTCAGAGATAGAACCATCACAAACAGGGGAAACATACTTTGATGTTAAGGAAGGAGTACGATTTGATCTAGGATGGCAAGCTATGGAATGGTGTGATGACTTCCAAAACCAGACAGCGACACTACACAACCCACTCATCTTGGTAACATTAGACAACATCTCTGCTGTGAATCAAGTAGAAAAAGTACTAGCACACGCAAAAGCAGAAGGAAGACCATTGGCAATCTTTGCACCAAAGGTAGATGACGGAGTTGCTGGCTTCATATACAACAACCACATGATGGGAATCCAGAAGGTAACAATGATCCGTACACCTTTGGTTCAAAAGGATGAGTTCGAACAAGATATCAAACTTCTAACAGGAGCAGAATCATTAACCCAGAAGCATGGGAAAGCCCTAAGAAATATGACACCATCAGACCTAGGGAGCTGTGAGAAGATAGTAGTATCTAAATGGGAGACACGACTAAGTGGTACAAATAACGTAGACGACCACATCAAGAACGTAGATGATAACGAAAGAAAGAAAAGACTACAAGCAAAATCAGGTATATACCACATCCACGCAAGCACAGACAAAGAGTTCAGATACAGACATGACAAGGTGGAAGATGCCATCAATGCATCAAAAGCAGCACTAGACGGTGGAATCGTAGCAGGTGGAGGTGTAGCTCTTAGAGATGCAGGAACATATGCAATGGGAACTACAGGTGGAGATATTCTATGCCAAGCCTGTGTGTCACCAATGGCACAAATCATAGCAAATGGTGGAATTAATCCAGATACAAGACATATTGTAATAGGAGAAGGATACGATGTACTCACAGGAGAATTAGTAGACATGAAGAAGGCAGGGATAATAGACCCAGTCAAAGTAACCATCAACGCACTCCGAACAGCAGTTTCTGTAGCAAGCCAAATATTAACAACAGCAGGGGTGGTAATAGAAAACTAGTATGCAATACCGAGATATTATTAAGAACAGAGAATCAATCATATGGCAAAAAACAAAGGAGGCAGACCAACAAAGCTAAGTCCAGAATCTATCCTGAAACTAGAACAGGTGTTCGCTATGGATGGAACAGTGCTAGAAGCATGCTTTTTCGCAGATATAGGTACATCAACATACTATGAATGGATAACAAACAATCCAAAGTTAGCGGATAGATTCGAAGCGTTACGACAAACACCCATACTAAAGGCTAGACAAACGATATTCAAAGACCTGGGGGATACAGCAACAGCTAAATGGTACCTAGAGAAGAAAAGAAGAAACGAGTTCGCAAGCAAGAGCATACAAGAACATGAAGGAGAAGTAACAAAGAACCTCAAAGTCTCAGACGAAGAAGGAGAAGCGCTTGCAAGAAAGTTCGAGGAGGCTTATAAGAAAAACATACTAGGACTTTAATAGTTAAGGGGTTAATAATTAAATAGGTGTATCTACGAGAGGAGTTCAGAGAAATAGTCTAGGAAATACTCTGGTGACATAAGTGTGTAAGGTTTACGGTGGAAGACCGAATAACTCTCCTCGCAGTTACATCTATAAACTAGCTCATTGAATCTGGGGGGTATTTATTAAAAAGAAATTTTTAGTGATTAGGCTATCCCTCATGCTCAGTGAGGTAGAACTAATAATATAAACACACATGTCATCATTAGAGAACATTTCAATAATCGAGTGGATTAGAAAACACGAGATAAAAACAGAAACAGGAGATGACTATACATGGGATAACTATAAGTTTATGTATGACCCCATGAGAGATATGCATCCAAAGCAAGCCATACTAAAGGCAGCACAGATAGGATTCTCCACACTAGCAATCATTAAAGCTTTCTGGATAGCAAAGAACAAAAGGATAGATATAATCTACACACTGCCAACAGCAACAGATGTGAATCAATTCGCAGGAGGTAAGATCAACCGTCTGATTGCACAGAACCCGATACTCCAAGAATGGGTAAAGGATAAGGATACCGTAGCTCAAAAGACTGTAGGAGATAACATCATTTACTATCGAGGAACCTTCACACAGAAAGCAGCCATGATGGTGTCTTCCGACCTCAATATCTATGACGAGGTAGATGCATCAAAGCAAGACGTGGTAGAACAATACTCAACCAGACTACAAGCCTCAGACTATAAGTGGGAATGGTACTTCTCTCACCCTTCCCTCGAAGACTTTGGAGTAGATGTCTATTGGAAGAAGTCAGACCAACACCACTGGTTCATAACATGCCCTCATTGTAAAAAGGAACAGTTCATCTCATATCCTGAAAGCATAAACCATGAGACAGAGCAGTACATCTGTAAGAAGTGTAAAGAAGTACTTGAAGACAAAGACCGGGAGAATGGTAGATGGGTAGCAAGATACAAAGATAGAGAGTACCGAGGGTACTGGATACCCCTACTGATTAACCCCAGAGTGAGCGCTAAGGAGATTCTGGCCTACAAACGAAACAAGACACCTGAATACTTCTTCAACAAGGTTCTAGGGCTTCCATACTCAGGAAGTCAGAACAAAGTCTCACGAGAAACAATCATGCAGAACGTGGTAGAGAAGCTCCCAGACTATGAAGACAGGATTGTGATCGGTGGAGACACAGGACTAACAACACACCTGGTAGTAGGTAACGCAAGTGGTATCTTCTACATCTCATCAAAACCAGGCTACGATGACCTAGAAATGCTCCTTAAGAGGTTTCCAACATCAATAGCAGTACTAGATGCTCAGGGAGACTTGCAGAAGCCTAGAGACCTCCAGGAGAAGTACCCAAATAGAATATGGCTCTGCTACTACAGAGCTGATAGGAAGTCCCAGGAGTTTGCAAAGTGGAATGAAGATGATAATACTGTCTCAGTAGATCGTAACCAAACAATACAATTAGTAATAGACGAGTATACAGGAAAGAGAATACCACTACTAGGAACAACAAGTGACTATGAAGAATACTGGGAACACTGGAAGAATATATATGCTGAGGTAGAGGAGAACTCAATCGGAGTGCCAATCAAGAAGTGGAAAAGAAACGGTGACGATCACCTTGTTCATGGAACTGTTTACTGGAGAATAGGTATGGATAGATTCGGTAAAGGAAAGGGATTGGTACTAGGAGCAGGTTCAATTAACTTTGGAACAAAGAGAGGCTACGAGCTTAACCCTGCTGGACTAGCCAATGCACCTGACATAAAAAAACTTATGAAAATAAATAAAAAAAGAAATTGGAAAGATGTATAATTATAATTATGGTATAATATAAGTGTATGGGAATAAAAGAAATGTTCGGAATGAACTATGAAGTAAATAAGGTAAAGGATAAGAACGAAGAAAACACTCAAGAAGGTGTTATTTCGATTGCGCCTGAGTTGACACTAGACATGGATGATGCAGACTTGATAGACCTAAAAAAGAAGTGGATGATAGCATGGGATAACTACAATGGAAAGATATTAAAACGACAAAACGCCTCAGAGGACTACTGGCTAGGAAAGCATCATGGAGTGAATGACTTGGATGATGACGACAAACCATTCGTAGATAACTTGATGTTTGAAGCTGTTGAAACATTCCTTCCAGTAGCAACAAAGAAGAACGCAGAGCCACTAGTATTCCCTAAAGATGGGAAAGACCAGGAGGCACTAGCATCAGCAAAGAAGTTTAGAAATGCCTTGATGGTAGAGGCTGACATTCAAAAACTACGATTTACAATAAAGAAAGCAGCAAGGCACTGGGCGCTATATTTCATAGGAGTAATCAATATAGGATATGACTCAGAGGAAGACAACATTTTTACAAAAGCAATCATGCCAAAGCAAGTTATCCTTGACCCGGATGGATACATAGAAGGGGCAGAGTTTACAGGAGACTACATTGGAGTATACCGAGAAGACAAAGCATCAGACTTGGTAAAGAAGTTCCCGGGTAAGGCAAAAGAAATTAAAGCCAAAGCCAAAGATAAGATGGGATCAAAGATAAGATACATTGAATGGTGGACCAGAGATACTTTCTTCTTCACACTAGATGATATGGTCTTAGATAAGTTTAAAAATCCACACTGGAACTATGATGAAGAAGAAGAAACAATTCTAGAAGACGGTACAAGGAAAACTGTGGATAACGTGGGGAGAAACCATTTTAAGAAAAGAAAACTTCCATTCTCATTCATCTCAGTATTCCAAATAGGTAATCAACCGCATGACAACACATCATTGATTCATCAGAACATGTCTAACCAAGACGTGATTAACAAAAGAAACCGACAGATAGACAAGAACGTAGACAGCCAAAACAATGGAATTGTCCTATCAGGTAAGAACTTTACAAAAGAACAAGCAGCAGAAGCGGTAGAAGAACTAAGACAAGGGGGAGGACTATACGTGCCAGAGGGTAGCATAGAAGGATCATATAAGAGAGATACAGCACCTTCACTACCTTCAGACGTCTATAACTCACTCCAGGACTCACGTTCAGAGATGAGAAACATCTTCGGGATCACAGGACTATCAGCTCAAGGGCTACAGGGTGACCAAACGGTCCGAGGTAAGATAATGACCAAAGATGCAGACGGTTCAAGAGTAGGAGGTGGAATTACAGAGTACATTGAGATGGCAATAGATGAGGTATTTAACTGGTGGATTCAACTGATGCATGTGTACTATGTATACGAAGATAGAGACTTCACAACACTAGGCTCAGACAAAACAACTGACTCAGTGACATTGGAAGAAAGAGACTATGAATACGACATTGTAGTATCTGTGAAAGAAGGATCACTAATCCCACGAGATCCGCTCTTAGAGAGAAATGAAGCAATAGAGCTATGGGGAGCAGGAGGAATAGATCCAATCTCACTCTTTGAGAAGATGGACTTCCCGGATCCAAAGGAATCAGCTAAAGCACTGTTCCTATGGCAAACAAACCCAGCAGTACTATTCCAAGACGATCCAGAGATAAGCCAGATGATGGCTCAACAACAAGCTCAACAAATGCAAGGACAAGCTCCAACACAGCCAAACCTTGCAGAGCCAGGGGGAGATTTATTGGGTCAAGTACCTATATAAAAAAAGATTAATAAATAAATTAACGGTCTAACATCTTGTACCGTTCGAAAGATAAAACAAAACTGCTATAAAAATATGAAAACAAAAGATTTATTTGACGACTTAGGAATTGAAGATGCAAAAGAGGAAATGACTATTGACTCTTTCTTCAGAGATGAAGACGACGAAGACGAAGGAAAGGACACCCCATCGCAGGAGGGGGGAGACTCAGATGATGACGACGACGAGGCTGATGATAAGGTAGACGCTGACAAAGCAAAGCCTACAGAAGCTGATGAAGACACTGACTCTGACGAAGATACTCCTGAGCAAGATAACGTACCTTTCCACAAGCACCCTCGGTTCAAGGCTATAATCGATAAGAATAAAGCCCTAGAAGACACTGTAAAAACATTACAGGATAAGTTAGAAACAAAACCAGAGGATGTGCAAAAGACTGATCCAGACGATATGCCAGAATGGGCTAAACAAGCCTTTGGTACAGATGAGTATGGACAGCAACTTTATTCAGGATTCCTGAAAAACAATACTGTTGATAAAGGGAAGCTCAAGGCTGAACTTGTAAGTGAGATTAAGGCTGAACAACAAGCGCAAGCTAAGACTCAAGAGAATGAGGTCAAGAAGTGGCAAGATAGAATTGATACAGAGGTACAGGATCTAAAAGATAAGGGGTATTCATTTAACAAAAATGAACTACTCGATATCGTGGACCAGTACACACCTAAAGATTCGAACGGAAACTTCACAACTGACTTAATGTCTTTTGATAAAGCCTATGACATTTTACAACTTCAAAAGAAATCCAAGAGTCAACCCAAAGCAGATGCAAAAAAGAAAATAGCATCTATGGGCGCACCCGGAAACAAAGTAACTTCAGGAGGAGAGGATAAAGTAACAACTTCAGCAGACTTAAGAAATAAGTCAATCGAAGATTATTACTAAAATATAAACATTAAACACAATGAGTAATCGAATAATTACAACAACACAAAGATACTTGATGCCACGACTTGTTGATACAATCCTTGACGGAAACGTAGGATTTACACGAATCGTATCAGCAGCAAAGTCATGGAGAGGGGAGAAGTTAGAGTTCCCTATCAAGTATCAAAAAGGAGTATCAGGAACATCATTCTCAGGATTTGATACACTTCCTACTTCAGCTTCAGATACACGAGTAAAGCTATCATATGATCCAAAGTTCTACGCAAAGAACGTAGCACTTCCTATGACAGAAATATCAATCAACGCAACAAAAGAGCGAGTTCTTAACTTGATGGATATCGAGACTGCATCAGCAGCACAAGATATGGCAGACGAGCTAGGAGACATCTTCTACGGAGATGGAACAGGGAACGATTCAAAGGACCCACTTGGACTTGGAGCATTGGTAGATGACGGGTCAAGTGTAGCAACTATTGGAGGTCTTTCACGATCAACATATCCAACACTACAATCAGTCGTAACAGCATCAGGTGGAACGCTTTCACTTGCAAAGATGGCAACACTATGGAATGGAGTAACATCAGGTTCACAGAAGCCAACAATAGGACTTACAACTGAAGCTATCTTCAGCCTATACGAGCAACTTTTGACACCACAAGAGCGAATCGCAAAGGATGTATCTACAATGAAAAATGGAATGATTGGAGGAACAGGATTCACTGGACTTTTCTACAAAGGACTACCAATTCTATCAGACGAAAAATGTACAGCTGGAGAACTATTGTTCATCAACGAAAACTACATTGACTTTTATGCACTTCCAAAGTTCATGAATTCAACACCTATCAACTACAAGGCAGGAGATATTGAAGGAAACGACTACAAGTCAATGTCAGGATACGGATTCCACTGGGGAGGATGGATTCAAGCAAACAACGCAGCAGCAGTAAACGGATTCATTTACTTTGCAGGAGACTTCCTTACAGACAACCCAAAGAGAAGCGGAAAACTTACAGGATTGACATCAGTATAAAGTCGAACATTAGCAGACAAGTAGAAAAACAAATATGTCAGGACTAAAAGCAGAAGATTATAACCCAGCATTGAAATACGGAGCCACAATTGACGTTGGAACAAGTATTGAAATTGTTGACGATCAATCATTTAAAGACAACAATGGAAACGAAGTAGTAGAGTTTGGTGTAGTAGATTCAGCGGTGAACAACCTAAAAATAACCAATGCAATAGCTGGAAACCCACCAAAGCTAGAAGCAGTAGGGGGAGATGCAAACATTAACGTAGAAATCACTCCAAAAGGAGAAGGTTATACAGTTCTTAGGAAAGGAGCAACCAGCCACGTTGGAACAGTAGTTCCTCAAATATTTCCAGACATTGGAGATATACAAGCAGGAGCAGGAGCAATAAGCGTAGCTTCTTACTACACAAAAGTTACAACAGTAGGAGCAGTAGCAATCACATTGGCTTCAGGAACAGTTCTTGGTCAATTGAAAGAAATTCACATGACTGTTGATGGAGGAGACGCAGTTCTTACAGCAAACGTTGACGGTGACCCAGCTGGAACTATCACTTTTGCAGATGCAGGAGATAGAGCGCTTCTACAATGGGCAGGAGTAACTTGGGTTCCAATACGACTCGACAATATAGCAGACGGAGTATCAGCACCAGTACTATCAGTAGTATAATTATTAACTTAAGAAATTAAAGAAAAATGGCTAAAATTACATCAAATTTACAAGTTTCTCCACAAGACATCTTCGTAGTAAGCACTGTTCAGGAGACAGACTTGGGAGCTAAAGTAGTATCATCAGACGGACGATCATTTCGTTACGTAAAAGCAGGAGCAGTCGCTCTTGTAGCAGGTAAACTACAGCAAGCCCCAGCAATCGTTGCAAACCATCAAAACGTAGCAGTAGCAGCCGTAGCCTCAGCAGGAGCTAAGGAAGTTACAGTAAAGCTAGGTGATACAGCAGCAACAGTAAACCAGTACGCAGGAGGTATTCTTGTCATCAATGACGTTGATGGTCAAGGATTCTCTTACACAATCAAATCACATCCAGCAGCAGGATCTGCAGCTTCGCTTGTGGTAAAGATTGACGAGGAAATTCAAGTAGCGCTTACGATATCGTCACAAGCCTCA